TTGAAACAAATCCACCTTGTCGATATCTTAACACAGCTTGGGTCATAGAATCAACATAGTCATCGTATTGTCCATTAGGAAACGCTGCACATTCCTCAATTACTTCCTGTGCCCAGTGTTCGTCTAACGGTGCAAATACCATACCAGACTCAAACACAGGTGAACAGCTATTTATTCTAGTATGCTTGTCTCTTCCTCTAGAAGGTACGAAATCTATGACAGGAATCCCTGCACGTCTAAGCTCATGTATAAGTGGTTGTCCTGAAGCTTTTGCTTCAACAATTACGGTTTCCGGTTCCCAGTAATGATATTGCTCTAATGCAACATTCTTAAGATCTGGAAAGTCATACCTACCTTTGTGAGCATCTAAAAGTATTATTGCTTTTTCGTAACCATCCACCGGTTCAAAAATACCCCAGGTGGTAATAGCAGAATAGTCAGCAGATTCTTTTTTAGAAAATGCAGTATCATAAGATTGTATGACGTGTAGTAGTTTTGGAAGATAGTCCTTATCCCAGTCTTGCCACCATTCCCTTTTAATGATTGCACCTTCTTCTGAGGTTGGGTCCTGCATATACTGTGCGTTCCAGTTCTTAACTGAGATAGAAGCTTTGACACCGTCAAGGTCTTCTTTTGACCAATACTCAGGCCATACAGGTTTATCGTTATCTAGAATTGCAGGAAAAGAAATTACTTTCCATTGATCTGATTTAACACCAGATTGTGCACGGATGAGCCTTCCTGTTAAATCATCAGTAGCCCAACGTGTCATTACAACTAGAATCCTACCTCCTGGTTGTAAACGTTGTCTGGGTCCTGAACTGTACCATTCGTAAGCACGTTCCATAGCAGTATCCGACAATGAGTCTTGCTCAGTATGTGGATCATCAATGATAAGCAAATCGGCCCCTCGACCTGTGATAGATCCGCCAACACCCGCTGCAAAGTATTCACCACCATGATTGGTTTCCCACCTGCCTTTTGCTTTACTGTCTTCTCTCAGAGTAACATTACCAAAAACTTCTTTATACTCCTTGGTAGCCATTAAGTTACGAACCTTACTTCCAAATCTAGATGCAAGTTCAGCATTGTGTGAAACCTGCATAATTTTTTTCTTTGGATACTTTCCGATATACCAAGCGGGAAATAAATAAGATGCAAATTCTGATTTAGTATGTCTAGGAGGCATATTGATGATGAGCCTCTTTGCATCACCATCTGCAATTTCATGAAAAGACTCAGCGATTATCTGATGGTGCCCCTTATTCTTTGGGTCCTTTCTACAAATAAAATCTTCCCACATAGCCTCAACAAAAACCAAAAAATTATCTTGGCATAACTTGATCCACTCTAATTGTTTTTTGAGGATAATATCTTTTATTTCTTCTTCTGTAAGGTTTTCAATATTCATACCGTTTGGGACCCTAGTATATGAATGTATTATGCTTTGTAAACCTCTTTCGCTTAAAAACCTAGCCTGGCAACGCGAAACCTGATGCTGTAAAAATTAAAAGTAGTTTTGTAAATGGTATGAGCCTTGTAATAGGTACAGGCTAGATACACCAATGGCGTCAGTTAAGACGCCATTGGTTATGTGTTTATTATTATTCTGTGCTGTGTATTGCTTGAACAAGTGTACTAAACTTCTTAAGTACATTGTCCTTAAACTCGTCAACGATTGGGTTGCCAACGTTTTCAAGTATGTGCTTCTCACACTCGCCCATTAACAGTTGAAACATTATTTCATAATTAAGTTGTTTCTTCTGTCCATTGTCCACCACCATGTCAGCTAGTGAAGTAGGTGCATTAGAGTTTAACTTCTCACTCAATACATTAGCTATATTAATCAAATCATTATTGGGCATTTGATACCTCGCCAATAGCTTTGTACTCACAATAAGCAATTTGTTTTTGGTGTTCATTCCATAAATCTAAATGTGCTAGTTTAAATTTATCTTTGTCAAAAGATTTTCTAACTCTGTTAATCTTTTGTAATCCAAAACTATTTCCATGCTCGTCTTGAACAATAACTAGATTTTGGTTTGTTCTATCAAATAGATTAACAACGTGTTCTTTCATACTATCTAACTCTTTGTTAAGTCTATTTGCTTTTAGCTTTAGTGTTGCGTATGCAAGAACTATTTTTTTTTCGTCTTGCTTTAGCTTTTTTGCGTTTTGCATTTTTACCTCTTTGTTAAGTTATATATTCTTATGAATACCCTATTCTTATATATCTTATTAAATCTTATGCAATAGTTAATTCATCTTTTTTTTATCTTTTTTATTAAGTCTATCAATAATGGTATTAACATTTGGCTCTACCTCTAATTGTGCTTTCATTGTACTAAACATTTTTTCTAACATATTGGTGAACTCGTCCTGCGCCTGCTGTCCAGATTGTTTATTCTTATCCTTATCGAACTTGCCACTACGAGAACGAGGCGAGGCGACATTGTCGCCTCGTTTAATATCTTTCGGCATTACCAACTGCACCAATATTCAACGACCTTTTTATCGTTGATAGCTTGTTCACAGAACTTCAAGAACTTGATGTCCTGCTCTTTGTAATCCTTGACACTCTCCTCTTGAAACTGTTGTCCCCAGAAAAAACCATCTTCGGCTACATAATCTTTAAAGCCCTCTTGAATTTGTTCGGCTAACTCTTTGACGACTTCTTCGGTCATATAGCAGGGGGCTTCACAATCTCCATTAAAACCTAAATGTGAAAGGTGTCCCTCGTGTTCATGGTGTGCGTTTTGTTCGTCCCACTTCTTCGCCATGAACTGTTGTAGTCTTGCGTGTTTTCTCCACACAAAAACATTTTCTTTATCTCCGTAGTCATCATCAGAATAGTATTGTTCCCAATCTACTTTTTGACCTCGAAGGTGTGCGTGTTGATCTAGTCCCATAACTTTTCTCCTATTTGTTAGTTTGTTCTTCCTCTTATCAAATCCCACTAATCAATGCAACAATTATCTTTTAGAATTATTCTAAACTAGAAACCCTAACCTTTTTACCAGCAGGTGCGTCTGCACGGGTGCCAAACTCCATAGTAATCTCTGCGCAGGGACGTCCAGCTCTACAAACGAGACGACATGTAGGTATCACAGCATTCCAACGAGCGAGAGCAGCAGGATCCCAGTGCCCGCTAATGTGAGCCCTGGGAACATGAAAAGAAGGCATAGCCAGACGACAGCAATACTCACGCTGCATCCCCAGCTGCAGGTCCATCCTCCTTCACCTCTGACTCCGCCCAGGTATTACCATTCGCAATGCAGCGAGATCCGGGGCCACCGGTAAGCGCGTATACTTTTCCTTCTTCAGGTTTGTCAATTGAATGAGCAGCATCAGCTGCTGGTCCAGTCTTCACGGTTCGTGTTCTTTTATTCATAGCTCTCCTTTGGTTAACGAGCTACATATAAGATGCGATGGGATAGCTGTCAAGGCCTTTCTTTAATTTTTTGTAATCTTTCTTCAAACGACCACCTCTTGTCATCGGGTAGTTCCCGTACCACAGCTTCTACCAGCTCCTGAAGACTAGTTACCTGCTGCTGGAGCTCATCTACTCTCTTGTTGTATGAACGAGATTTGTTCTCACCTCGAACGAGATCCAAAGCGTCAAAATCTATTGCCATTCTTTCTCCTTTGTTTAACTAACGATACGACATCATGGGATATAGGTCAAGCAAAAGTTTCTCCTGACGCCAGTCTGCACCAGCTCCTGGATCACGCTGCGGGGGGTCAGCCAGTGTCCGAGAACGAGGACGAGGTTTGTTTTTTGGAACGAGAACGAGATCCTGCTGCTGGTCCCGTCACCAGGCCACGCTAACTAAGAGGTAAATGTAACGTGGCCAGGAAACGAGAACGAGCTTACGCCACCTGCTGTGCTGGATCGGGCTGCACCAGCTCCTGAAGGATGCGCTGCTGGACCGTTGGCCATTGTAACGGGAACGAGAACGAGGCAAACGAGACGAGGGAACGAGGATCAGTGAACACGGACACCGGTCTGTACAGTTTAAGACGTCTTTCAGAGAGGGTCTTACCCAAGTTTTCATGAAGTATAAATACAGTTCCTCCAGCTTTTATATATCGGTTAATCCAAACAATTTGCCATCGATTTAGTTTAGGATAATTTGATTTATCAGATTTAAGTTCTATCCAAAATACTCCTTGTTTATGAACACCATGTACATCAGGAATACCATTGATTGAGCTAGATTCTATGCGAGTTAGGAAACATTGGTTAAGTCCTAGCTTTACCTTTTGCCAAAGCCTGCTTTCTGGATTTTTTCCTGACATATTTTAACTTAACTTTTTTATTTCTTTAATGACTGAGTTAGGAATTATAGTTGTGTTGCCAATACTTTCAATATCTTTTCCATTGTCTGAAAATGAGTAATCTCCAAAGATTCTAGTAACACCTTTTGATTGACTTAACAGATGACCTTTGGTGATGCAGGTGGCCAAATTAGATTTTTTTAATGAATCAAAACTAGTCCACGAACTGTCCGAGACGATATCAAACCATTCTACAGAAACCATAGGATATTTTTCTATTTCGCTTTTAGTTTTTTTAGGAATTGCTATTTTTTTTCTCATCAACCTTTACCTCTACCACACCAACTGACGTAAGCAGTGCGTTATGTTTTTGATTAAACAATTTTATAAACTCAGACCAACTAGCTTTTTTCAATAACGTCTGTGACTTCAGCTTCAACTGTTTTGGAGTTGTACCCATCGATCTTTTCGGATAACTCCTTAAGTTTACTTTCAAGTTCTTCACGTGACATACCCTCCAAACCACTTACTCTGACTTCTTTTCTATCAACGTAAGCACCAGCTAATTGACCAGATCTATATTCAGCATTAATTGCAGCAGCATACTGTTTATCTTTTTCTGCTTTATCTGAAATTCTATCTAATCTTTTAAATCTTCTAAGGTTGTCACCTTCGTATTTTTTTAATTCTTGATGAAATCTTTTATCAAAATATTTTGCAACATGAGGACTGTTTTTTCTTGATAACAATTGTGATGCAGTTGATTTTGCACTATTCTCATCTTTGCAATCGTAACCAGCTCTTTTTAAAGCTTCGTGTTGTGTAATAGATCCCCAATCTTTTACGAGGATCTCAACAAACATTTTTTGTTTTGGAGTGAGATCTAAATCAGTTCTGAGTTCTTTCTTTTTTAAACCACCAGGCATTATTTATTTAAACCACCTTTTTTGAAACCCATATGCTTTTGGCCTGTTTTACGTTGTTCAACTTTTTTTCTATTTGTAAATCTTCTTTTAGTTAAAGCTCTCACAACTCTATCTTTACCAAATCGATCTATCATGTCTACCACGTAAATTTGTTTTTTGTTCATAATTTAATTATATAGATATTTCAGACCTTTGACTATACACCTTTAACCAACTGACAGCTGCTCCGCAAGAGTGGTGTATCCCAGATACACCATGGATACACCATAGATACACCATAAAAACGTACTTAAAGTATTGATATATATACATTATTCTTCTTCGGATACACCAGATACACCACTATTACCCTCTGAGCACTTTTCTATTTTAATTACTCTAGAATATCTATATAGTAAAAATGATTTATAAACATCTCCGGTCATCGGGAACATCAACTGGTTCGGTTTCCGGTGGCCGTTATTCCTTGTCCATTTTCTCTGAATATGCTATTATTTACACATGAACTTTCTTAGGTTCTTATTAGCTACTCCTGGGGTTATCTATCTTGCTCTCTTGCTAATCCCAGGATACCCAAAAATTCACCCACCATGACTACTCTAATCTTTTTAAATTCTCTCGATCAATTCTTTTTTTAATTTCTCTTCTCTCTTCCTTAGAACCTGCCTCTCGATACAATCTATATAACTCTCTATAGTTTAACCAATGAGTCTGCATCTTAGAAAATCTAATTTTTTTTATTTTAACTAATTTAAAAAACTCTCCACGAATTAATTCTGGGTCCATATCAGCTGCCCAACAAACATCCTGAAAGTCTATAGAATTACTGTAAAACCATTTGTAGGCATCTTCCTTCCAATAAGCTTCCTTTTTAAAACTTGAAATATTCATCACATCCTCCAACGCCTGGACAATGATAGCCTGGAACAATCGTTGTTCGCTTAAAGGTTTTTCCTTAATAAGCTCCATAGCCAACTTAATTCCCAAATTTTTTAACAAGTTTGGTGAGCAAATCACTAAATTTTTTAACCTCTCGTTTAGGGTATTTTTTGTGCTTTGCTATATGATACTGATCTGAAATTAAATCTAAAAAATTATTACGCTCCATCGGATCCATTTCCGCAGCATATTCAATTGTTTCTTGAGTTAATTTCCTTGATGTCTTGTATTCCATTTGCATAACCACGATGCGGGAAAAGATATGGATTGGGATAATACACCGTGGTTACACATTTTTAACAACCAGGCTAATGCCTTTAGCTTTCGCTGCAGCTTTACGTCCTGATCGCCATCTATTCTCGATTTTATCAAGAAAAGAAAGACTGAAATTTCCTAAACCAAAGTCATTTCCACAATACAACTGAAACATCAAACTTGTTAACTCATCATAAGTTTTTTTATTTGGACACACCATCACTAGCTTGTCCAATGCTTGATTCAATGTTTCTTCACTGCTCTTTTTAACAGCTTTGCCCACAAAATATCCTTTTATTAAAGTTAATTTTATGATTCGTTGTTCGGTGAAAATAAAGTGTTTTGAAAGCCCCACTTATTTCATTTAGGCTTAGGAATACTTCTTTGTTATTATTTGATTATAATTTGTATTGCAAGTAAAAAAAAGGCCCAGTCTCCCGGGCCTTTTTCGTTTTTAGATTGAGGGTTAACCGTCTGCAGCGCTCAACCTAATCACTATTTACCATTGAGCAGCTTCTTGCCTTCTGATAGTAAATTTTGTTTCATGTTTTCATAAGATTTACCTTCCTTCTTAGCAATCTTACGAATTTCATCATCGACTAATTTTGCAATCATAGAGCCAGGTCTTCTAAAACCTTGTTTCCCCATGGCTCTAATAATTGTGTACGATTCGATATCTACTGCACATGACTTCCATCTTTCTATGTCCATTGTCCTGTCTCCTATTTTTCTTGATACTCTTTACTTTTGTAAAATTCAACTAAATTAATTTTATTTTTAGTGGTCAACCCTGCATTATAAATTCTTTCAATAATTGAAACATAATCTGCTGTTGAAGTACCTGTTAAAAACCAAGAAGATTTACTTTTACAAGCTGTTTTAAATCTCTTGTGATCAAATTTAGGATGTTTGTCTGCTACAATATATGACACAACCATTGAACGTTTAAATCTTTTATTCTTAGTTGACTCCATGCCATAAAAGTATTTTTTAAGCTGCATCAATTGTGATCCAATTTTATCAGCATGCTCAATACCTCCTGCAGGTATTACAAACCCACCTGTTTTAAAATCATTACTGATCCTAGCCCACATTGAAGTTTGTTTTAATAGTAGGACTACCATCTCAGCAACATTTATTCCGTATTGTTGCATTTTGTTTCTACAAATTTTGTAGTCCATTTTATTTCTGGCACAGTGTTGATTTAAGTAATCATTCAATGACCAGTTCTTACGACCTGTGTTAAGTCTTGCAACATCTAATGGATCATCAGAGTTCATAATTATATATGGTATCTTTAGATCTAATTGTTTTCTGGCCTCTAATGTATGTTGGCCATCAACAACTTCCATGTTTTGATTTACACGAATCGGATCATATAAATCTTTTTCTGAAATTAACTTTTTCAGTTGCTCCACGTGTGCTTCGTCTACAGGTCTGTTGCCTCTAGTTTTTTTGAACTTCGTATAATCCGTAGTTTCAAAAAATTTATTATTTATAGCTTTGTTCATATCTTCTCCTCTTGGTTAGAACATTAAGTAAATTAACCCACCAAATAAAAATAATAATATTTTGGCAGGTATGATTGTTAAGAGTGCAATAAAAATCATACTAAATATCAGATCTTTCATTTTCCTCATAACCTCTTAGTTGATCGTAGCAAAGTTCTGCAGCTACTTTTTCGTTGATTATATAGATAGGCATGTCTTCAAACTTCAAAGAACACTGTTGCAGTTTACGCATGGTGTTTTGAAATTCATCATCAGAATATTCTAATGGTTGACCATCTATGGTTGTTCTAGGTAATTGATTTAAAAGTTCATTTACCTGTGTGTACCAATTTGTAAAAACTTCTGAAGAACTAGTTTTTGGCATTATGCCCCCACAAGTCAAATTTTACTGACACATGACTTAAAGCATCGTGAAATTTAATTTTACCAGAAGTAATGTCATCGACTTTTACACTTCTGTAAACTTCACCATCTACTGTAAGCTCCAACACTTTTTTGGACTCGCTGAAAGTAACAGTAAAACTATTCTGTGTTTCACTGGTTTTCTGTTTTATTTCCCATTCGGGTCTTAAAACCAAAGCTTCTCGCAGGTTTTCAGCCGCACCTGAAGTAGCTTCTTTTTTGTCATTATTCATGATAACCTCTTTGTTATTATTCATAAAAAGATATATAATCATTTTAATGGGATATGCAAGTAAATAATAAAATAGGATAATATAGGACAATGAAGTACGTTTTAATTTTGTATTTATGTAGTATGGCCACGGGTAAATGCCCTGACTCTCAAGTCTCAGGATTTACTTTCAAAAGCCATTATGATTGCGTTCAAGCAGGATATAGAATTGCATCTGCTACCTATCAAGAACTATTAAAAGATGATTATTACGGTTTAGACCGAATAAATGAGGAAAAAATCGCTGTAAAATTTGAATGTAAAGGTCTTGACATAAAAGAACCCGGAACACCCTCCTAGTTGCATTAATGGTACTATTTGATATATAATATTGCATGAAGCTGTATCGCGTCCAAGTAAACTATAAGAACATATATATTAATGAGATACTTGAGGCTAAGAACGATAAAGCAGCTCTTGAGTGTTTTGTAAAGAAGGTTGACTCAGGAGATACAATTGAGAGAGAAGGGCCAGGTTTTTATAATCCTGATCATCTTTTCTTAACCTTCGAGGAGATAGACCGAGATGCTACAAAAGTTGATATCGGAGAAACTTCAGTTGGAGTCCAAGTGGGCAACGCAAGCGTTAGCACAGGGTAGGGTAACTACTGACATGAAGTGGATAGACATTAAGATCAAAGAACTTAGAACTAAGATCAATGATCAAAGTGTAGAAGACGCTAAAAAAGGTCTTTTAGACATTGCTAGTTAAAAACTAGCAAAAATTATTTTTTTCATATAAATTCCTAGGCTATTTATGTCCCTTAATGAAAATATCCTAAATGAAAAATTAATTAATTACCCTACACAACTAAATTCTTTTATCGGTGGCTGGTTTATCCCACATAAAATTTGTGATGACATTATTGAGTTCATGGATAAGAATAAAAATTCTTTTACACAAGGTAAAACTTTAGATGGAATAGATCTTGATTATAAAGATTCAATGGATTTGTACATCAAACCAAACTTTTTAGATTTTCCTTTCAGGCATTACAGATCGTATTTACAAAATTGTTTAGAAGAATACATAAAAATTTATCCTTACTTAGATCAATGCGCACCATTTAATATTACTGAGGAATACAACTTACAACATTATAAAAAAGGTGGTGGTTTCAAAAAATGGCATTTTGAAAATCCGATGGACTTAGATAGTTACAAAAGAGTTTTAGTTTTTATGACTTACCTCAATGACATTCCTGATGGTGGGACTGAATTTTATTATCAAAAGTTAAAAACAGAAGCTAAAAAAGGTTTAACTTTAATTTGGCCTGCACATTGGACCCATACTCACAGAGGTTTGATAACTCACTCTACAGAGAAAAAAATAGTTACTGGTTGGTATCACACTATAGATTTATAAATTTTATGAATATTCTTTCAATATATTCTTCCCACGATGGTTGTGTTACTTACATTTCAAACAATAAAATTGTTTTTCACACACAGATAGATCGTTATAATAGATTTAAACATGCTAACTTTCCCGTAAAAGAATTAATAGAAGAGATAGAAAAACTTAAAATTGATATTATTTTATTAAGTCATACAATTTTTCATTCATCACAACTTTGGTATGAGATTTTTAAAAGTAATAAAAAATTAAAAGACATTCCGATACATTATTATGGTGTAGAATTTCATCATTTGTTTCACGCTTTTTGTTCTTTGACTTGGAATAAAAATTTAAAAAACATAATTGTTTGTGATGGTGCAGGAGCACCGTTGCAAGATACTTACGAACAAGAAAGTTATTATACATATGATGGGGAGTTAAAACATATTCTGACTGAGTTTAATATGATTGGAAAAAAATATGAATTGTTTACGGAAAAACATTTTTTTCATTCCTTAGATTGCGGGAAGACAATGGCCTGGAGCTTGTTTGATAACCGAGCAAAAGAAGTACAAAAAACTTTTGAGATTGAAATGCACAATTTTATTTCAAGAAATGATTTAAAACATGAATTGATTTTTACAGGTGGATGCGCTCAAAATATTTTGTTTAACTCAAAACTTTTATATCAGTTTAAAGATTTATTTTGTGACCCATTTAATGGTGATTTTGGTCTCAGCTTAGGCGCTGCAAACTACTACACAAAAAATAAAATAATTAACAAGGATATTTATCTGGGAATCCCGCAACCATTAGATACAGAATTGTTTCTCAAGCATGACATCATAGATGTAACCCCTGGTGATGTTGCTAAAATTTTAGTTAATGATCCAGTAGCAATCTTTCAGTCAAGAAGTGAGCAAGGACAAAGAGGATTAGGTAATAGATCATTATTGATGAATCCTACACATAAGGATGCGTCTCAAAAATTAAATGAAATAAAAAAAAGAGAATGGTTTAGACCATTTGCATGTTCAATATTAAAAGAAAAATCTCAGGAATGGTTTAAAATGCCAATAGAAGAATCACCATATATGATGTATGCTTTTGATTTAAATGATGATAAAAAAAATATACTCACTGCAGGAATATCTAAGGATAATAAATCTAGAATACAAACAGTGACTTCTGAAAATAATAATTTATTTTTTAACTTACTTTGTTCTTTTAATGAATTAACAAAAGTGCCATTACTTATAAATACCAGTCTTAATTTACCTGGAGAAGTTTTAGTAGAAACTATTTATGATCTTAAAAAATTATTTGATAATAGCCTACTTAAATATATATATTTACCTGAGTTACAAAAATTAATAATAAAATAATTTATGTTTATTGAAGATAACCAAGCATTACAAAACGATCAACTTCAACAATTGTTTACAAAAATAAGAGATAGAAAAATTAATTTTTATTTTAGTGAAAATGCTGCGCTAGCACATGACAATGGATTTCATTTTTGTTGTGAGATTTTAGATAGAAATGGAAAAAAAAGTGATGAGTATTCTTTTTTTGAGATGTTATTAATTTACATTCTTGAAAAGAATAATTTAAAATTAAAAAATATTTTAAGAATATCTTTAAATGTAACTTTTTATAACGGTTTTATTTTCGAAGTACCTTTGCATACAGACCACCAATTTCCTCACAAACAATTATTACTGTATTTAAATAATAGTTCAGGCGATACGGTCATACCATCTATTAATAAATCAATAACCCCAGAAGAAAATAAAGCTATAATTTTTGATGGAATAGAACATAAACATTTTTTTCCTGATAAAGGTATTAGAATGGTTTGTGTTTTCACATTTAATTTATCAGATGAGTAATTGGTACAACACTAAACAGAAATTTGAAAATAACGGTATTTTGTCTGTAGATGAAGTACCATCAAACGTTACTGAATGGTTATTGAATAATATACCTAATAAAAAATTTAATGATGGCTTAGCTGGGCAGATTAATGAAGAGTATGGTTACGATACTAGACCAAACTTTATTGATGAATTTTTACTTAGAAAACTTGAACACCCAATAATACAATATCATTTAGAAAAATTTAAATTGATTAAAGAACCTAAATATGAGTTACAAAATCTTTGGATTAATTTACAAAAAAAACATGAATTTAATCCACTTCATGGTCACTCAGGTCTTTTATCATTTATTATTTTTTTAAAAATACCTTATAATTTAGATGATGAGATGCAGGTCTACCCACAAGCTAGTTGTGAGTCGATGACTTCAAAATTAAGTTTTATGACTTTTGATTCTATGGGAGAGATATCTGAATTAAATGTTCCTGTTGATAAAAGTTTTGAAAACAGAATGATTATGTTTTCTGCAAGACTACAGCATTTGGTTTATCCTTTTTACACTAGTGATGATTATAGAATTACTTGTTCTGGAAATATTAGCTACTCTCTTTAGCCTCACCCCAAGATTTACCTAACGCTATGTCTACTTTTGAAGGCACCTTGAGTGTTTGAATTGCATTTTCCATAAGATTTTTCACCGCTGATATATCTGATTCTTCATTAATAGAAAAACAAAGTTCATCATGAATTTGTAATAATGGTTTAAATCCTGCTTTGTAACAATTTATCATTGCCTGTTTTGTTTGATCTGCAGCGGATCCTTGGATCAATCTATTTAAAGCTTTATATGTAAAAGCCCTTCTGATGTTGTTTCCATAAACTGCCTTAGCCTCCTCGTACTGCATGGCTTTGTTCATTCCGAAGGTAGCAGGCTCCCACATGTCAAATCTGCATTTACGACCCCCTACGGTTCGAATAAAGCCAAATTTTGAGGCACTGTTAGTTACTTCAGTGGCTAATCTTTTAACAAAAGGCACTCTCTCACCATACTGCCTTAATAGAGCTTCAGCTCTATCCTTATTAATACCTAATTCTTTTCCTAATTTAGCTTTGCCCATACCATAAAATAAACCAAGGTTAATTGTTTTAGCTTGAGTTCTAGTGATACCTGCCATCTCAGCTACGATTTGGTGAAAGTCTGCAGCTTCATTTTTATATGCTTCTATGAACTCCGCTGCACCTTCAAAATGGTCATTGACAGATGCAGCGTAGTGAGCAACAAGCCTAGGCTCTTGTTGTGAGTAGTCGAAACTACCCCATTGTTTACCTTCTTCAGGTAAGAACAAGCTTCTAATTTTATCTCCATACTCCTTATTTCTTGCAGGGATCTGTTGCAGGTTAGGGTTGGAGTATGATAAACGTCCTGATACAGTTCCGCCCTGGTCAGATCTTAGTTGATTTATTTCAGAATGTATTCTACCTTTGTGGACATAACGTTGAATGGAGTCGATGAATGTTGAATGGAATTTATTTATTTCTCTTGCTTGTCTTATTAGTTGCGCTATCGGGTTATCACAGTTCACTAACCAATTTTGGGTAAAGCTTGGTTCTCCGGTTTTCGGTGTCCGTGGGTAGTCTACACCTATTCGATCAAACACTTGCGCTACAGATCTTCCAGCCCAGATGTCTACATCTAATGTAGTTTGTTTTTTAATATCATGTAAAATTGTTTTTTCCTTACTAACAAATTCTTTTTTTAAACCTCTAGCCTTCTCTTCATCAACTCTAATACCTCTTCGCCTCGTATCTATCAAAATAGGCAATAATTCCATCTCCATTTCCCAAACATCGTGCAGGGACTGCTTAGATAGCTCTGTTTTTAGCACTTGCCATAAACGTAAGGTTAGGCCTGCATCTTGCTCTGCATAGAAGCCTACGTAGCCCGCAGGCAGCCTCCACATGTCAGCTTTTGGATCAATTCCCCATTCTTTGGCTTTTTCATTCAAAAACGTCTCATTTTTAATTTCACCTAAATAATCTTTAGCACATG